TCCCGCTAATCAACTTGCCTTCATCATTATTTGCATTCATAATTAATTCACTCACTGTAGGGTGGGTCGGGCCTCAAGTAGTTACAGCTACGTTGGGGCTTTTTGTTGTCTTGATGGTTATAATTTAGTATTTACTAAATAATTAGTCAATAGTATTTACTAAATTTATTTAGTTAAAAATTAGTATTTGCTGAATTATATTTTTTTTAAGCAGAAAAAAGCCCGCACATGGCGGGCTCTTAAACATCTTAAAATCTATCCAATTTGTTTTGGTACCAGTGCTTCAATTACATTATTAGCTATGTTAATTTCAAGAGTGCCGCGTCTGGTTTGACCTATTAGATAATTAGGTAACTTCGATGTTATATAGGTATCTCGAAGCCATGTGCGAAATTCTCCAATACAACTAATAGGATAAGCATATGGAGCTTGAGGATTAGATTGTGCTTGAGGGTAATAGTCGGGATAGTTATGTTGATAATTTACTCTCTCACCATGAGTATCAGCAAATTTCATATCTTTCCAATATTGGCTCCAAGCTTTTCCTACAGAAATGTCAGGAATAACCTTATCACTAATGATAACCCCACTCCTAATCAATGGGACGATTAATGCCGCAGCCTCATTGAACACACCAAAATACCCATCAGGAACTGCTGTAGCAGTAAGATCTATTCTGTCATGAAAGTATTTCCAGCTATCAAGACCTCTTTGATGAGGAGAATAACCAGTGGCCTGATAGACGAAATCTCTAAACTTTAACCTTGCAAGATTTCTAAAAGCTTGAATTGCCTGTGGTCTTGGTTCATCTACAACAAAAGCATAATATTCAAGTAATGCTAAGCACACTGGCTCAGTAAAAGCATTAATCTCCCTTCCCTTATAATCCGCCTTTAGATATAACTCGTCTTCAAAATAATTGTTTTGATGAAGGAGATGTAATATTTGCAAGCCTCTAGGTTTGGTTTTTTCATCTTGCCAATTATTAGTAAGGCGTACAAAAGGGCCGCGCCCCAAGCCACACATTCTCTCTAAGCCACGTCCAGTTAGATAAGGTATTCCACTCTCTAATACCCCCATTTCAACTTCATCAAGCTCAATTTGTCTCTCAACCTTGAATAAAACTTGTTGAGCTCCTGGCAAGGTACCTGCCGAAGTAGTATTTACCGGCAAGTAATTGTCATTATTTGAATTATTTGTGGTACCCATTCTATTCTCCGCCCGAATAAAGAGCCGTCCGGGCTTACGGCTTTTTTATTAATTCTTTCTAACTCTAGGTTTTGCGTGATAGACGTATCTTACACAATCAACGACTTGCCCCACAAAAAAACACTCTTCATCAAACTCAATAATATTAGGCTTAAAATCTGGATTTAATGCTTGAAGGTATCTTTTGCCATTTGTTTCAATAACTAGTTTTTTGAATGTGGCATCTTCCCCACGACGGACCACAATAATATCTCCAGACTGCATATCGCTATAATAAGTGTCTGGATTTACAACAATATAGTCGCCTTCAATAAAATCTGGAAAATTACTTATACCTTGGACTTGAAGAAAAAAGCAGTTTGAGCACTCATCTTCCGGCAAAGGCAGCCACTGTGAAACTTCACTCATATCAACAGCAGCAACATTCGTAAAATTACCTGCTTGCACCCAAGATAAGACAGGGGCCATGCGCGCTCTAACTCGAGGCACGTTAGCAAAGCTCTCTTCACCAAATATATTTTTGGTTGGTTCCTGATCTAGTAAGCCAGACTCCCAGCCGACTTTCTTCTCCAGATTACGTGCTGCACGCTCGCCAAAACTCCCATGACCTTTTACAAGTTGAGATATGTGGCTAGGGTTCAAATCGTAATGCTCACAGAAAGCAGCATCTGAAGAAAAACCTTCTGATTTATTTTTGGCATCAATTGCCCGGCGTAAATTAGCGCGTCTTAAAGAAACAATATCCATAACAGTATTTCATCTATTTTTTAGTAAAAAGTAAATTCGTAAACACTAAATCTATGTTGACTTCTTTAGTAATAAAAATTAGTATTTACTAAATATTACTAATGGGAGATTTAGAAATGTCTTCTGCCAATACAACCGAATTAAAAGCCTTCTTAGCCAACCTTTCTTTAAATGATCGAGAAGACTTCGCAAAACGCTGCCAGACCTCACTGGGATACTTAAACCAGATCATGTATGGCAACAGTAAATGCAGCGCCTCTCTCGCAATCAAAATCGATAAAGAGAGTGATGGTGCAGTTAGCTGCGACCTGCTTTGTCCAGAGGCAGATTTTGATTACGTCCGCAACCAAGCATTAAGTGCATAGGTGAATTTATGAGTCTTGAAAAAAAATCTACGCATGTTCGTTTATCTCCTGAAAATCATGAACGGGCACGTGTTCTATCCAACATCAAAGGAAAGGACTTGGCCCAGTATCTCGCCTGGCTACTCGAAAAAGAGATCGCTGGTGAGTGGCATGTTCTCAGTATAGAGGCTCGAAATATGGAGCGCTTGGGAGTATCCGCTTTACTAAGGGATTTAAGTACAGAGGTGTTTATTGCTGAGGGATCGGAAGGGATTCACGGGGATTCAGACAAAGAAAAAGCCTGACGGTCTAGGTCAGGCTTCGTGTTCAACCAGAGGTAAATCTATATGAACAACAATATTTTAACAGAGATAGAACTAAACAGAAAGATCTATCTGTTTCAAAAAGCGGTAGAGCGATATGCGGTAGAAAAAACCCTGCCTAATGCTCAGGCCGTGTCTCAAACCAAAGCACAATTGCTTGCCTTCACCTTCGGAGGTGGCAAATGAATATTGGTGTGGATTTTGAAAGATTCATAAAACAGGCAGCAGTCGTGGAAGAGAATTACACCAAGAAGCCCAATGTGGTGTTTGATGAAATCATGCGCCAAGTAAGCCCGAATGCTTATAAATGCCTTGATGTAATTATTCGCTGCACTCTTGGCTATCAGCGTGATAGCTATCCTATTTCATCAAGCCTATTCCAGGAGATTACTGGAATCAAAAGACGCGAAACTATCATTGATGCAATTCGTGAACTTGAGCAATTAAAGATCATTTCTGTTGATCGCAGTACTCATATTAATACTTTTTTCTTAACTCTTTCTTTGTACGGAAAAACCGTACATGTACTAAAAAACCGTACAGAGTTGGAATGTACGGGAAAACCGTACAGACCTTGTACGGATAAAGCGGACAGAGTTAGTACGGAAAAACCGTACACTATTAAAGAAAGAAAGAAAAAAGAAAATAATATTAAATTTTCTTTCTCTGAATCACTTAAAAATCTAGGTGCTGATGAGCAGTTAATCAAAGATTGGTTAGCTGTCCGCAAGAACAAAAAAGCTGCTAATACCGAAACAGCTTTCAAAGGTTTTGAACGTGAATTCAACAAAGCAAATTTAAATATCAACACTGTGCTGAAGATTTGCATCGAACGTTCATGGCAGGGTTTCAATGCATCTTGGTTGCAGAACATCAACCTTGCTGAATACCAGGAGCAAGTGCCTACCCCAGCCATCCCTGAACAACCAGTTACCGCCTTCAAAGGCGTAGCAAAGAAATTTAAGGGGATGGACCAATGATTGAATTATTTTCTATCCCGGTTGAGCAAAGCATCCTGGCAACCATCATTGGTGCAGAGCAGGGCACTGATGAGTACATCGAGCAGCTGGACCCTAAAGATTTTTATGCAGTACAGCATCAAGTCATTTGTACTCACATCAAGAGCCAATTCGCTAAAGGCGAAGCTTACGATGAAGTCACTTTGTGGGAGCTGATCCGCTCTAATGGGCTTGAGAACACTGTGATTGATGAACAGTTTCTGGTGAACCTGATGAGCCGTATTGCTCAATACAGTCTGCTGGGTACTCACATTAAAAAACTTAAGGATTTTTCAACTCGTCGGAAGATTCAGGATGCAAGTAAGCAAATTGGTGCGCTGGCACTGGACATGGTTTCACATACCTCAGAAACAGCACTGAATCGCGCACAGGCGTTAGTTACAGGTCTGGACATAGGTCAGGTTGATGACAAGCTGAAACATGCTCATGAGTTTTCTAAAGAAGCCATTGGTGAATTCTTGGATCGCCATGCTGCACTTCATGAAAACAGAGCATTTGAAGGTGGAATCAAGACAGGTTTCATTGAACTGGATAACAAGCTTGGTGAGATCGGGAAAGGTGATCTGGTTATTATCGGCGCTCGTCCAAGTATGGGTAAAACCACATTTGCACAGAATCTTGCGGCAGACATGATGATCAACCAAAGCCTGCCTGTTCTGTTTGTATCAATCGAAATGTCAGGCAAGCAAATTGCCCAGCGTCTCATTAGTGGCATCGGACAGGTTGAACTTCGCAAAGTTTTAAGTGGTCATGCCGAAATGGAAGATTGCGGAAAGGTTAATACAGCCGCAGCCATTCTTGAAAAGGCACCTCTTGAGATTGATGACAATGCCCGGACCACCACCTCAACTATCCGTAGATCGGCCCGGAAGATGTCAATGAAGTACGGAAAGCTTGGTGCAATCTTTGTTGATTACATCCAGAAAGTGACACCACTGACTAAAAATAACTTTGGCCGTAGTGACAAGGAGATTGGTGAGGTTTCAGCAGATCTTAAGCGTATGGCGCGTGATTTTGATTGCCCTGTATTTGCTCTGGCGCAGTTGAACCGGAATCTTGAAAACCGACCAAACAAACGCCCGGTTAATGCCGATCTGAAAGAGTCGGGTGATCTTGAGCAGGATGCTGACATCATCATGTTTATTTACCGCGATGAAGTTTATAACCGCGATTCTAAGGAAGCCGGAACCGCAGAAATCATCATTGGAAAGGCCCGTAACGGATCAACCGGAACCGTAAGACTGGCAACTGATTTGGCTCGTTCTAGCTTTGCTGACCTGAGTCCCGAGTATTACGAAAGTATGGGAGGTGGGGTGTGAAAGATCAACATGACAACAAAACCGTGGATTGGGTTCGATCAAAGCACGCAGTCAGACAAGGCGAAAAAATGATTCTGGTCTTGCGTCGCATGATTGCTAAAACAGGACGCACCTCAGTTAAAGAAGTAAATGAATGGATTGGTGGAACAGCTCGACCAGCTAGAACATTTGTGGAGCAGCTTGAAGTGGCCGGGTATGTAGCAGGGGATAAGCAGAACCCAGAAGGTTTTAAACCAACTGAAAAAGCTAAGCAGTTATTTGGAGCAAATCCATGAAAAAGACAAAGCAAAACCTGTATGCAGAGTGGGAAGTTATTTCAATGGCTGAGTGGCTTGAAGGTCTTGGTCGTGATCCTACAAATGACGAGCTGATTGCAACGTACAAAGGCAATTTCTTCCCGCTTTATCTGAACCGCCAGGTGGATAAGAAACAGATCTGGACACTGACTATTCAAACCACGCTACAAGGTGATGATGGTTCTACTCATGAGTATGAAATGGAATGGGCCTTTAACAAGCCGATGAGCATGGATGAGGTATTGAACGGTGCTAAGCACATCAGGCTTGAAGAAGGTGGGATCAAGAAGCGGTGGATTGGCGTAACCAAAAACTGGCTCAAGGATTTGGACGCTGAATTTGATGATTCGTACAAGGCGGTTAAAGCGGTTGCGATTGCTCGTTGTACAGCCGTAGTTGAGCAGAGAAATCCAGCAGCGGTACTGCTAGGCAAGATGATCAGTTGGGGAGCCACCGCATGACTAAGCATGACAACGTGAGCCAGGGGAAGATTATGAAAGCGACTGAGTTTGTTAAAAAGTTTGGGTGGGAGCGCGCGAAAAGAGAAGTTGCATTGATTGGAACGATTGCAGTTATTACAGGTGATCGAAACTGGTTGTCTGAACTAAAACGCCTTGTTGAGAGTCATAAGTTAGTCATCGTATGGCGTATGCCTGAAGGCTGGCGTGATTCATACGACGGAGATGAATTGGGATTACATGGCGCAAAGATGTATTTAGACATGTATGGAAATTATGAGTTGGTAGGTGATGAATTAGAGCGGTTTAAACAAGCCATCGCAGACGTGGAGGCATGCCAATGAGATCAGTTGAAGATATGGCATTCGAACTCATTGCTCGTGAAGTGTCGCGAGTAGGGGTTCTGTCTGTTGACCTAGAGAAGATTAACGAAGCTTGGTCTATTGCAGAGGATTTCCACCAGAGAGCGAATGAGTCAAGCCGAGGCGTACCAACCGCCATTCTCGAAGCTGACCGCCGGAAGTGTGAGCACCACTGGAGTGATTTTGGGTATTGCATTAAGTGCGGACAGCGTCGGGAGGAAGGGTGATGTGCGAGTTTGAGAAATTTATAAAGTCTCAAGGATTTAGTGGTGATTTTAAGCGAGGGCTTAATGGGCAATACAAATCGGATTTATTGCACTTTATGGAAAAAGCATTCTTGCACCAACAAACAATCATCAACGACCTAAAAGCCCAGCTCGAATGCTGCCGGAAAGAGAATGTGGTGCTGTTGGGGAAGGCGGGTGAGTTGCAGGGGAAGTTTGATGAGGTTTGTGATTTGCTGGACAGGGCGGAGGTAGATCATAGGCATCTACTAACCAAATATCAGTCAACAAAAGCAATGGAAATGAGTTCATCAAAAATACTGTCCAGAATTGATCAGATATTGAATGACCTAAGTGAGTCAGTGAAAGATTTCAAAGAAATGGATTTATACGACAAAGGCTATCGAGTTGCTGTTGTGTGCGTAATTGGTGATCTGGAAAAAGCCCTGCGAGGTGCCGATGACTAGATTCCAACAAGAAACCGCAGTGCTTCTGGTCTGCAATGTGATTCTTTTCGCTGAGTTTAAAACAACTCTACTTGGCTTTGTGATGCTCTTTTTGACATCGGCATTTGTTGTGATGATGTGGCGAGGTGAGCATGAAACTAACTAAGCAGCAGCGTGCAGAACTCAAAATGAAGTTTGGCGGTCACTGTGCTTATTGCGGTGACTTGCTGGGCGATAAGTGGCATGCGGATCATGTGGCCCCAATTTATCGGGGGTATGAGCTTGATCATCAAATAGCTCATCGCGGTGAGGATGAACTTGATAATTTAATGCCTGCTTGTGTTTCATGCAATTTAAGTAAGTCTGTATTTTCACTTGAAGTATGGCGCAATGAGTTGAGCGAAAAGGTTGCACGACTAATCAAGTATGAAAAGAATTTTCGTTTAGCTGTAGCTTTTGGTCAGGTGGCGATCAAGCAAGAGCCAGTCGTATTCTTTTTCGAGAAGCGAGGTGAGCATGAAGGCAATTAAGATTCCTTGTGAACACGATCTGCTTAATAGCAATCCTGAAGTTTGGACGGATGCGGTTATGCGTTGCAAAGGTAGCAATCCGTACTGTGGTGCTGATGGGTATTGTCATAAAGGTGGAGAGTGTTTTGCAGATCAAAAGCTTACAAGGGAGCAGGCTATTTTAGAAGTAGACCGCTTGGCTCAGGAGCTTTATGAGGCAAAGCGAGAAAATGATCTCTTGAGAGTTTTACCTGCAAAGCTTATTCGAAAATTAGAGATTGCTCTGGAACACAACAAGAAAGTTGGCCAGTCACAACGAGTTTTCGCAATCAAATATTGTATTGCTGAGATTAATAAGAATTTGCGAGGTGCCAATGAAAACACCTAGAGGCTGGCAAGTGCAATCAAAACCAGTGGCCCGGTCTGCAATAAGACCGAAGCCGCGCAAGTCGGTAAGTCCAGGTGAGAAGCTGCTTAGCTCTCATCTGGATGTATACAAGATCGAGTACACCAAGGAGTTTAGGTTTCACCCTGAGCGTAGATGGAAGGCTGATTTCAGGATTGATGGGTATCCGATTCTGGTTGAAGTAGAAGGTGGTGTGTATAGCAATGGTCGTCATACACGCGGTGAGGGCTATTCATCGGACTGCGAGAAATACAGTACGGCAGCAGTCATGGGCTGGATTGTCATTCGGGGCACAACTGAGCAGGTCAGGAAAGGCTTGGTAATTGAGTGGATCAGGTCAGCAATTGAAAAGTTGAAGGTATAAGGGGAAAGCAATGGAGAATGCAACAATTTACGAAGTTGGCACCTTTGAAAAGTATGAAGAAGGATTTCATGCGTTCTTCCGTTGCCTGAGCAAAGATCGAGCCGTAGCGGTTCTTAATGTGGCGAGAGAGATTGTCGCAAAAGTACCAGAGTATGTGCTGAATCAAACAGATGAGGAGTGCATGAAAACAATCAGGCTGTGCGAGCGTCTTAATAAAGAATTTGAGCAGAGAACAGGTAAGAAGTTTGACATCACCATGTATGGCGGTGATCTCTACACAATAGAAATGCGTGAAGTGCAGTTGGATAGATAAGGGGAACGGGATGAATGCGGCAGTGACGATTATGCAGACAGTAGATTGGTCGAAGTACGACTTGGAAGGCTGGTTAAGTCAATTTGGAGCGTGGATGTGCTCAAATACCGGGACTTGCGGTAGAAGCATAAATCCGATTGCTGTCGCTATGGATGAGGCAGTAGTCAAGCAAAGAAAGTTTAAACTGGGTGTGAAAAAGACTCGTCAGATTATTGCTGACTATATGATGGAGGAAGAAAAGCCAAAACTGTCTAGAGGTGGAGTGGTTTGTCAGATTGATGATAATGAAGCTCGGGCAGTCCAGCGCTTAATTCTAGACATGCAGGGCCAGAGTGAAATCATGGATGAGTGGATGGATGCGATTATTTGTCGATATTTCTATGGGAACTCGTGGTCACAGATGGTGACAAAAGACCGTTCTAAACATGGAGCTGAGCAAGACGTGAAGTGTGGATTGGCCGCATTGCACTGTCGATATAAATTTATTAAATATAAATGATGAAAACTTGACCTTCCGGAAAGCACCTGATAAATTCGTGATATAGTGGCGCGAAGTGTAAGTAAGTAGCACTAATGATTGAAGGCTCATCGAAAGGTGGGCTTTTTTTGTGTCTGATTAAGGAGAAAGGAATGCTCCGATACATACGCCAGATATTCTGCTTCCATGTGTGGGAGTTCGAGAATGATGTGTTCCGGGTGAAGGAATGCAGGAAGTGTGGGAAATGTGAGAGTGCGTGAGTGCTCTTTTTTGTTGTCTAAAAAAGGTAAAAAACCATGTCAGAACAAGAGATTGAAAAAGAGATTCAAGATAAAGGCTTAAATGCACCACGTTTAACGCCTGCTGATATTGATGCGGTAATTATAAGTGAGCATTATTTTATTGCTGGTGAAGCTGTAGGCGTGTATTACAGCAAGGATATGCCAGAAGCTATCAAAAAAGCTGAAGCTCTTGATACGCTTACTTTCTGTGTTTTGGTTCTTAAAAATGGCTTCACGGTTACAGGTGAATCAGCGTGTGCAAGTCCTGAGAACTTTGATCCAGAGATTGGCCGCAAAGTGGCGTGTGAGAATGCACGTAATAAAATCTGGATGCTTGAGGGTTATTTACTGAAAGAAAAGCTTTACCAAGATTCGATAGATAAAGAATTTTAAGCCCTCTTCGGAGGGTTTCTTTTTGGGGTGAACATGAACCGGAAGCAAAAAAAAATTAAGCGTTAAGCAGATGACCGAGTATTTGAATTACGTGCATGATTTTACTGTCACGCAGTTGGGTATTCATTTGAATGTGCCGGATGATTTGAGGTGGTGTTGGGTGGATAATTAACTTGAACTTATTTAAGATCAAATAGGGGTCATAGTTGAATTATTAAAATGCAAAGAGAAAAACTGTTCGAAGCTTCACTTCAAATGATTGGGGAATTGAAGCAGGAAATCATAGAGAGCGATGTGATGGACTGCGGTCCTCGTTTAGAGTTGGTTGAGCAATGTATTTATATTTCATTTGAGCATGGGATTGGGGTAAATGGTTTATTATCCATGGGGTTGCCTATCCAGGCGATGGTATTATTTCGATCTCAATTTGAGGCAGTAGTCAGGTCCTATTGGTTACTTTTCATAGCCTCTAATCATCAAGTGGCGAAGCTAAATTTTAGCTATACATTTGAAGAGCAATTTGAAAATGATACTTGCCCAATGGTAAGTGAAATGCTGGAAAAGCTAAGTAAGGTAGATTTGCCTGCTAAACCAGTAATAGATCATTTATGTGATTTTAAAAAATATCACCTTAAGCAACTGAATTCTTTAGTGCATACTGGAAAACAATCATTTAGCAGGGATGTGATGGGTTTCAATGATGAGATGCTGCTAACGCTGATGCGGCAATCAAATAATCTGATTACTATTGCAGCACAAATCATGTTGAAACATACGGTGCCTGACAAGCAAAAGTTTATACATGTTTTGGTAAAAAAATATCGCAACTGCTTTTATCTGGAGGAAGATGTGGATCCTAGAGTGAAAGATCGAGTTGAAAAATATTACACAGATGGATATTTAAAATAAGACCTCCTCCGGGAGGTTTTTTAATGATTAATTTTTGAGGCAGGCTTGAATAAAAATATTCCATCCCGAAGTTATATGTTCATTATTATTTTTATGAGAAAAATATGAGCGAAAAACGTGAGGCTAAATACAAAATTGGGGATGTTGTTAAGTTGAATGCCGGCGGGCCTGAAATGTCCATCAAGCAACTTGATCCGGGGTATATACCACCGCCTTCCACTTTCCGGGGAAGTTACCGTTGCCAATGGTTTTCTGGTAAAAAGTTAGATCATGGGGATTTTCCTGAGGAAAGTCTTGTTTTGGTACGTAACCAAGGTAGTACAAGTGAAACTTGATCAAGTAATCGAGTGGATGCTTGCCAAGCTTGAGAAAGATGAGTGTCTTTACCAAGAAGATGTTGTTGATTATCTGGTTAAAAATAACCAAATGGACTTTTTGAAAGAAAACCCAGATGGCAATCTAGTTTTGAAATTAAGCGTAAATAGCGCTTTCAAGAAGCAAACCGAAGATAATGTAGTTTGGGTAAAACCAGACCGTTATTGGCGTTATAGAGTTCCTGAAGATGAGCCGGGCCGAGAGGCTAGAGGTTAACAATAAGCTGCCATAAGGCGGCTTTTTTTATGAGGTCAATTTATGAAAAGGCCCTATCCGCCAGAGCAGGATAATCCCTATGCAGATGATGAAGAATATCTGGAATCTGGTGGGCTGCTTTACTTTGAGCCAGCAAACAATGATTTGTGGCCCTGGATAAAAGAAACCTTCTTATCAGATTGGTCCGAGCTATACAACGTTGATCATGATCATCTCAATAGTTTTGATCCGCCGGAAATATCCTTTTTGTGGGCTTATTCAACGTGTAAGTCAAAAGGTCGTAGGGTATTAGGTCAAACTGAGCGCGTCATGATCAATGCAGGTGGTTGGCGTAAGGCTCGACAGGAAATGCAGCTAATGGATTGGTTTGGTGACATACCTAAATATCTTATTACGTTAGATGCTCGTGCCTGTCAGGTCATGAATGATACGGACTTCTGCGCCTTGGTTGAACATGAGCTTTACCATATCGGACAAGAAAAAGACGCGGAAAGTGGTGAACTCTTATGGAGTGCATCAACTGGATTACCCAGACTTTATTTACGTGGCCATGATGTTGAAGAATTTCATGGGGTGGTTGAGCGGTATGGCGCATCAGCAGATGTTCAAAAAATGTTGGAGTTGGCAAATAATGGACCAACTATTTCAAGAGCACACATTGCTCAATCATGCGGAACATGTCTACTGAAGCTGGCTTAATGTGCCTGCTGATGTAGGTACAGAATGACAAAGAGGTAGGTATGGCGGCACTTAAAGAGCCAGTAAAAATCTTTATAGTACAGTCGCTTGCTTGCTTTGAAACACCACAAGAGGTAGCTGATGCTGTCAAGGAAAGATTTGGAATTGTTATTGATCGTCGGCAGTGTGAGAACTATGACCCAACCAAACTTGCAGGCCGAAACTTAAGTAAAAAGCTTGTCTCTTTATTTGAACGCACCAGAAAAGACTTTAAGAAAAAGGTTGAAGACATACCCATTGCTAATCGGGCCTTTCACTTTAAAGAGCTTCAAAAAATGTATGAGGAATGGGGCAAGAATAAAGTCATGCGCCAGAATGTACTCAAACAAGCTCAGGGTCTAATCCAGTCAGACAAGAGCAGTAGATCGGGTGGAATGTCTGAAAAAGAACAGATAGAGCTTGAGATTAAACGGCTTGAACTTGAAAAACTTAAAAAGGACTTGGGTGCAGGGCAGGACAATGAAGTGATAATCAAGGTAGTAAGGGTGGGCAAGTCAAATGGAGATAAATCTAACACTGACTGAGCCACAGGATGACTTTGTTTTTAGCGATGCTCAATATCCATTATTTGTGGGTGGGTTTGGAGCAGGAAAATCAGAAAGTTTATTCAAGCGGCTGTTAATTCAGAAGCTGGCTTACCCGAAGCTGAATCAGGGCTATTTTGCACCGACCCATGATCTGATCCGACTCATTGCATTTCCGCGTATTAGTGAGCTACTTAATGAATGTGGATTGAGTTTTAAACTCAATAAATCTGAAAAGACTTTTACTATCGCAGGTTATGGCCAGATTATTCTACGTTCAATGGATAATCCTGACTCGATTGTTGGCTTTGAAATTGCCGATGCTGTAATTGATGAGTTAGATACGCTTAAAACAGAACATGCAAAAAATGCATGGAATAAAGTCATTGCGCGATGCCGACAAAGAAAACCTGATGGTAAAGCTAACACGGCAGCAGTTGGAACCACGCCTGAAGGCTTTAGATTCTGTTATGACCGATGGCAAAAAAGAGGCGGTGGTAAATATGTATTATACCGTGCTCCTACGGCCTCTAATCCGTACCTGCCCGAAAGCTACATTGAGGGTCTGAGAGAATCTTATCCGCCTCAATTGTTGAATGCTTATCTTGACGGCCTATTTGTCAACTTGTCATCTGGTGGGGTATATCCAGACTTTGACCGCAAGAAAAATCACACGGATGAGGTTATTCAGCCGAATGAGCCACTCCATATTGGTATGGACTTTAACGTGCTGAAAATGGCAGCTGTAGTGTACGTGATACGTGATGGCCGTCCTATGGCGCTGGATGAGCTGACGAAGGTCAGGGATACACCGGCAATGGCTGAGCTGATTAAAGAACGGTTCCCCAACCATAAAATCAAGATTTATCCGGATGCTGCCGGTCAGTCAACATCATCAAAAGGCGCAAGTGTTTCTGATCACTCCATTCTAAAAGCGGCAGGTTTTGAAATTGTAGTGGACTCGACCAATCCGAGTATTAAAGACCGGATTAATGCCATGAATGCTCAAATTTGTAATGGTAAAGGCGAGCGGTCATTGCTGGTCAATACGGATAAATGCCCTGAGTATACGGATGCTTTGGAACAGCAGGCTTATGACAAGAATGGCATGCCAGATAAAGAAGGCGGATTTGACCATGTAAATGATGCAGGTGGTTATTTCATTGCGAAGCGATTCCCGATCGTGAAACCAAATGCACGAACAATCAACTTACGGACGACTTACTAATGTCAGTAGATACAAAACATAAAGACTATGCAGACATCGAGAAGCGCTGGAAAACGGTTGAAGATGTTTGTGCTGGGGCCTATGCCATGAAGCAGGGTCGGGAAAACTACCTACCCAAACCGAATGCGAGTGATGATACGGTTGAGAATAACGCCCGGTATGATGCTTATTTAAACCGGGCTGTTTTTTTTGAAGTCACCAAAGATACGCTGCAAAAACTGATTGGGATTGCATTTGCTGAAGATCCGGCATTTGATCCTGATGGCATGGATTTCTTGGCAAGTAATGCAGATGGATCAGGAAAATCCCTGTTTCAGTTGAATCAGACTGCACTGGAAGGATTGCTTAAAAAAGGCCGTGGCGGTTTCTTTGTGGACTATCCAAAGACCGAACGCAGCACTTCACTTGCTGATGTGGAGAAACTGGGTATTCGTCCAACGGTAATTTACTACAAGGCTGAAAATATACTGAACTGGCGTGTAAAACGTGTTGGTTCACTCTATAAAACGTCTTTAGTGGTTTTAGCTGAGAAAGATACTATTGTTGATCCGCTGAATGAATTTAGTCTTAAAGAGATCAAGGTTTACCGCGTACTGCGTCTGGACGACAATAACGAATACTGCGTGCAGACTTATTCAGATCGTACCGGGAATCTGGCAGCAGATACTGAGCCTTATTATCCTACTCAAGCCAACAAACAACGATGGAATGAAATTCCGTTTCAACCGCTCGGTTCATTCTCGAATGATTGGGCAATGGACAATATTCCGCTTGAATCTTTAGCGCTGATGAACATTGCTCATTATCACAACTCTGCGGAGTATGAGAACAGCGTGTTTTATGCAGGGCAGGTTCAGCCAGTCATGACCGAACTGGATTCTGGCTGGCGAGACTGGTTGCAAGAAAAAGGGGTTCGGTTGGGTTCTGGCAATGTTTTGATGCTGCCTGTAGGCGGGAAGTTTGATTTCGTTCAGCCTGACGAGCGCACTTTGGCTAAGTCAGCCATGGAAGCCAAAGAGAAATACATGGCTTCATTGGGTGCCAAGCTGCTTGAAGAAAATCAGGTAGTGAAGACTGCGACCCAATCAAACAATGAAGCCCTGTCACAGTACAGTGTTTTATCGCTTTGTGTGGCCAATCTGAATGAAGCTGCTGAAAATGTATTGCGCTGGTGTGCCATGTACTTTGGTGCTGGCGATAAGGCCAAGTTCAGTATTAAGCAGGACTTTGCACGCGGCAAGCTCGGCACTGAAGACCTGAAGTTCTACTTTGAGCAGGTGCTGCAAGGCAAAATGAGTATGCGGACATTCCATGAGCTGCAAACCACCGGCAAAGTTCCAGAAGTTGATTTCGATGAAGAGCAGCTTCGAATTGAGCAGGAAAATGAAGGTAAAGCCGCTCTGCCAGTTGAGTAATCGTTATGAATCAACAAGTGTCTATGCTGGATGCTCTCACTCAGCATCAGGCTTATTTGCAGCGTGCCAGCACACAAGCTGTAAATGAAGTGCTCAAGCCGCTTAACAGCAATTCAAACCGGATGCTATCTGAGCTGCGAGACCTGCTTGATGAGCTGTCAGAGAGCGAGAAAAGCGCTTTAGCTGGAGGTCAATATACAACGCCGGCATTGCGTGAAATTCGGGACATGATTAGTGACTGGTTTACTGCATTAAATGCTGCGTTGCCTGAAGTCTTTGCGGCATCTGCTGTGGCTTTAGCGGTTTATGAGGCTCAGTACATTTATAAGTTGATGGATGAAACGGTTCAGGACGTGGACGGTGAAAAGCTGCTTAAAGCTGCCAAGAAAATACCGTTTGCAGGTGGGAATCTGCTCGACCAAATGTTCTCAAAGATTAGTGCAGATACGCGTGCCAGAGTGGAGTACACCATTCGTGATGGCATTGCTCAGGGTCAGACCAATCAGCAGATCATACAGCGCATTAAAGGCCGTAAGGCTGTGGATTATCAGGACGGTATTTTAAACCAGTCCAGACAGTCCATTGATGCGATTGTACGGACCGCGAGAAGTCATATTTCTAATATCTCTTATAGCGAGATGTGGAAGGCCTTGGGATTTGAGCATGTAAAATTCGTAGCCACTTTAGACGGACGTACATCTAAAACCTGTGCCAGTCTGGATTCTAGTGTCTATCCGGCTGATGGTTCATATCCCAGACCACCACTGCATCCACGCTGTCGTAGTTCAATTGTGGGCTGTAATGCTGATGGCGAGACAATAGGAAAACGTCCTTTTGTTGCTGATGACCGACCTGTAAAGAATATTCCAAAAGATGAGCGGACCGGAAAGATTGGGCAGGTTGACTCAAATACCTCTTATGCAAAATGGTTCAGTAATCAATCTGCTGACTTTCAAAAAGAATGGCTTGGACCTAAACGGTATGAACTCTATAAACAGGGTAAGTATTCGATAGACAAGTTTGTTGACCCACAAGGCAAGCCGTACACATTGGCAGAGCTTGAAGCACTAGACCAGAAAACATTTAAGGAGTTGGGGTTATGAGGCCAATAACGTCAGTTTTAGACATTAATGAAATTCGCTACATCTTGAGCATGGATCTCATTTTAATTCCATTTCGCGCCAACGCGGTGCGCAGACAAATGATGTGGATTGGTCTTGGGTTCTCAGTCGAAAAGTCGGTAGCTCTAAAACCGTATCTAAGGAGTTGGGGTTGTGAGTAAAAAGGAACCAAAAGAAGTAGGATTGAAGCGCACAGTTTGGCTATTTGAGCGTGAAGTATTGGAAAGGCTTGAAAATACAAATCTGGACGATCACCACAAAGTTCTTGAGTTCAATTTATTTTCGATGAAATATGAAATTAAACCTAAATTTAACAATGGTCGAGCGGATGCAATAACAATGCGCAACACCGCAAATCATTGGTTCAAGATATGGTTTGCTGCTTGTGCTGCATGTACAGCAGACCTGAATCGAGCCAAATAACCCAAATCAAAACCTAGACCCAAACGGGTCTTTTTTTATGCCCGCAGTTTGTGACTGCACAACGCTCGGAGAGCACAATGCTGAAGTATCAATTAGAAAACCTCGATGGTGTCGAGGAATCTGTCAAACAACTCTACGAAGAAAAAGACGGTAAATACGTCCTGAAAATCGAAGGTATTCCAGAACCAGAAGACCTTGAGGGTCTAAAGCGGAAAAACCAAGAATTCATGGAAGAGGCTAAAGTTGCCAAGCGAAAAGCTAAAGAACTTGAAGAGCAAGCCCGTCAAAAGGAAGAAGAAAATGCCCGCAAAAACGGCAATATCGAAGCGTTAGAAAAGTCTTGGCAGGAAAAACTAACAAAACGTGAAGCTGAGCTGCTAGAGCAGAGCAAAGCACTCGAATCTCAGGTCTACCAGCTTACGGTAGGTCAGACTGCTTCAACACTTGCAAATGAGCTGGCTGTGTCAGGTTGTTCAAGTGTGCTGCTTCCACATATTACAGGTCGTTTGCAGGTTGAAACTGTAGATGGTCAAGTCAAAGTTCGGGTACTTGATGCGCAGGGCAAACCAAGTGCTGCAACGATTGATGATCTTAAAAAAGAATTTCGTGACAATCCGGCGTTTAAGCCGTTGATTGCTGCGTCTCATGCATCAGGTGGTGGGGCTAATGGTGCTAATTCTGGCGGTGGTGCTGCCAAGAAACCAAGTGAAATGTCTTTAGCTGAACGCGCTGAGTGGGAAAAACAAAATCCACAAGCCTTCGCCCAAGCATTAGCAAATGGCGATTTTAACAATTATTAGGAGTAACTTATGGCTACATTAGCCCAAGTATTTAACCGTGCAGTTCTACTGTCATACATTGCGCCAGATCCGATGAAAGTATCACCATTGGTTCAGTCTGGTGCTTTTGCCAGTGATGGTCGATTGCGCCCACTATTGACCAGTGGTGCCAAGACTTTTGAAGTGCCATATATCAATGGTATCGATGGCAACCTGGAACCAAACTACAGCAACACAATTGTGACCGACCTTGCAGAAGGTCGTGAAATTGATGCTGGTTCAATGACTGGTCGAATTGCATTCCTGAACGAAGGTTTTCTTGAATCAAATCTCGGGCAGTACCTGTCTCAGGTCAATTCGCTTGAACTCATTGGCGGCCTTATCAATGGATACTGGCAGGAAGCTGGTGAAAACCGGGCACGCGCCACAGTAATTGGTTTGCGTAATTATGATCAGGCCAACGGTAAATCATTAACGGTTGATATTTCTAAGACCTCATCTGCTAACGAAGCTTCTGGTTTTAGTGTAGATGCATTCATTGATGCTGAATCAACCATGTCGCGCAATCGTCGTGGTAATGGTGTGATCTTTGTTCACCCTCTGATTGCGGCAAAAATGCGGAAGCAGAATTTGGTAGAGAAGGTGACTAACAGTGCCAATTTGCCGCCCGTTGATGTTTACAACGGTCGTACCGTAATTGAAACAGATTTCGGCACCAAGATCGGCAGCGGTGTTAATGCTCAGTTTGTCTCGATTCTGGCCAGTAATGCAGCATTCTCTTATGACGCGGTTCCGGGGCCAAAAGATATGACCCTTGATGAATCACAGGCAACCGGTAACGGTGGTGGTCATGATCGTCTATGGACTCGTCGCAATATGCTGATTCATCCACAAGGCTTTAGCTTCGTTGCCCCAGAAAACACTTTAACCGGTGGTACGAAGAATGAGTCGCTATCTGCTTCATGGGGTGACCTCCAGAAAGCTGAAAACTGGGCAATGGTCAGCGGTGCTTCAGCTATTCCGTTCCGTTTCCTAATCACCAATTTGTAAGGAGTATGACATGCTTCCTAAAGACTTAGTAAAACCGGCTATTAATTACACGTACCCATCGGAACGCGCCTACATTGATGAGTCGGGCAGCACTTTAGCCAATGGCAAGATTTTTGATGGAACCAAGTCTGGTAAAGACTACGGCATTAAAGACCCGGCAGTAACTGAACCGATTACTGGCACAAAAAGTGAAACTGGTAATGGCTCTGGAACCCCATAAGGAATAACTCATGAACTACGTCACTGTTGATACTGTCACTGAAAAGCTTGGGCCTTCATGGTGGGGCAATGGTGACGCTGCGCAAGCTGTTATTCGAGCAAATGCCTGGCTGAGTGCTAGGCCTTTACGTACTTTTGAACAAGATTTAATACCAGATAATGTAATGCTGGCCGGTGCTTACTTAGCAAAACTGGCAGCAAATGGACAGCTATATGCTGACCGAGCCGAAGGGCTTATTTCCTCAAAACGTGTGAAGGCCGACACAGTAGAGTCAGAAAAGACTTATGTGGCAGGTCATGAGCAGGGCAGATTAGGGGATATGGATTTTATTGAAGATCTTCTTTTTCCTTATCTGAACAAAGGTTTTGCATTTAGTGCACCAGTAATTAAGTGAGGTGCCTATGGGCCTACGTGATGAAATCCAAGCTGATATTGCCGAAGCTTTTAATACAGACTTGGCTGATGCAATAGCCCCTTTTACCTGTGCACGAATTACAAAAGGTAATTGGGACCCGGTAGAAGAAACTTATGATGAAACCCGATTTGAATATTCAGGTCGGTGTGTCGCTGGTTCATACAATCAGCAGGAAATAATCACTCTAGGTGTACTTGCCACAGATAAAAAGGCCATGCTTCTGCAGAATGAAGTCACAGCAGAGCCATTGCTTGATGATGAATGGCAGTTAACTGATGGTAAATACCGGGTGATGCATAAGAAGCAAGATCCTGCAGGCGTATCGTGGACTATCCAGCTGAGGAAGGTGTGATGGCCTGGAAAAACAAACCAAGCAACTTTTCATTCAACGTCAAAGCGGATGCCGAGAAGTTAATTAAAAATATTGCGGCTGATGTGGCTCAGGGTGTGGTTATGGCAACGCCAGTCGATACGGGTACTGCACGTAATAACTGGATTGTCTCAGAGAAACCAGATCATTCGGTGCATGAGGGCTCGGATAAGTCAGGACAGGGTGCACTTCAAAAAGCATTTGTCTTTATTTCCCAAAATGCAAAGCTAGGCTCGGTGGTCTATATCCAGAATAACTTGCCATACATTGAACGG